TTTAATGACGTTGATGTAATTACAGTAGCAGCAAATACTTCAGTTACTATTTCATCAATTCCAAACGACGGTGATACTGATATTATAGTTAACGGACAGGCCGCAGATTTTGCTGAGTCGATAACAGTAACTGCTCCAGCTAATGTTGAGATTGATTCTCCAAAGTATTTCCGTAAAATGATAGAGGTCATAACATAATGCCATCATCTAGAGCAAGTAATCCATTAAACTACAATGACGTACGGCTGTTTTACGGCGGCGGACTTCCAGCATACGCGTCTAATTTACGAAACCGTGATGGGTCGTGGAATTATGGAGCAATGACAGGATCAATGGATACTTGGCGTGTTCGTGGTCGTCCAACGTTTAATCCTAGGCCTGGTTCAGAACGAATTCAGTTTTGGTTTTATTCTAGTGGATGGTACATACGTTTTAATCCAACACCAACGGAAGTCCCACGTACAGACTACAGTTTGTTGATTGGAACAGATATGTATTATTATGGTAATAGTACATCTGCAAGTTATCCATCACAATTTTCAAGTGCATGGTCAACGAATAATGTTATGAGATGGTTTGGTGGATTAAGATATTATATGTTACAAGCGCATAACGGTGTTAATGGATACAGAGCAACTCTTGGGTACGTTTGGAATATCAATTCAGATGAAAGATTAAAAACAGATATTAAGTTTGTTGGAGTTAAAGATACTCATAGAATATATGATTGGAAATGGAATAAAATGGCACAAGATCTTGGGATCGGCGCCATGCCAACACGAGGTGTTCTTGCTCAAGAAGTTAAAGAATACGCACCACATACAGTTACTAAAGACCATGCAGGTTTTTACAAAGTAGATTATAAATTATTAGGATTATTATGAGCGACGAACCAGAAAACGCAACACCAGAACCAACAACTCCAATGGAGCCAGGTAACATTATAACAATGCCATCTGGTATTGATGTACAACTCTTAACTCCTGATTATGAAACAGTAGACCCAGGCGAACCAACTGTGTTGGAATGTATGGAAAAAGCCAAATTGGCATGGTTGGCAGATAATCCAGGGCTCACTGTTTCAAGTTGGGAAATGATTTCTGATTACGAACGAGACACTTATTTGGAAGAACAAATGAGTAATGCAGGTTTTACAAAAACAATGGTGAACGGATACGCTCACTACAACCAATAAAGGAATATATTATGGGACATCATGACATTAATTACAAAGGCAATAAAGTACAAACTTTAACTGCTTCAAAGAAACATCTACTTGATAAGGCAGCAGAACCGTATAACGGTAATTCTGAAGGTCCTTATAGCAGAGTTGCTGCTAAAATGGACGGAGTCTTTAGAAAAGAAACCATTAATTATAAAATACAGAATGGTTTACTAGTTAAAGAAACTGCCGTCCGTACGTTTACTGAAGATGGTAAAGATTATCACGACACAACTCATATCGAGACAATCTCAAGACTTACTTCTTAGCGTAAGCCTGAGCTCCAAAGAACGCGGCAACAATACCGGCAACAGCAACAAAGTATGTTGGTGCCATACTGCCTAAAGTCTTTTGAGCTTCATCAAGACCAACTAAAGATGCAATTACTACTGCAAATGGATATAGCAATAATCCACCTAAAGCAAACCATGTCATCTTACGCTGTGCATCTCGCATGGCGTCTTGGTCATCAAGTTCTTTTCTTTTGAATTCTAAATACATATCATGCTCTTCTTTAGAAACTTTTCCGTCTCCATTAGTATCAGCAGGATGCATTGTATCTTTTTTAATTTCTTCGGCCATCTTAATTCCTTATATTTCCAATTGAACAGAGACACCACAACCACATGATGCTACTTCTTTTGGGTTTATGATTTTAAACACCTCATTTAATCCTTCCTTAACAAAGTCGATCGTAGATCCTTCTAAGTATGGAACTGACATGTCGTCAATCAGTATTTTGAATTTGCCGAAATCTATTACTGTGTCGTTATCATTTATTTCGTGAGAATAAACAATAATATACTCGTGCCCAGCACACCCACCGCCAGAAACACCAAGTCGGATATTATTTGGGCTCGGATCTGTTGTTTTTTCAGTCGCTCTAAGTATCGCTGCATCTGTAAACTCTATCATAGATTTGTCGTCGGTAAATTATGGATTAATCATAACTATAACATTATTTATAAATAAGCTTTGTGAATGGCCACAATATAATGGAGTAAACATGTCAAATAACCTTAAGGCTCTAACTAAAGAGCATCACGATAACGCAGAACGAACAGAATTTGCAGATATGCTATTGAGTGGAAATATACCACCAAGATTATATCAGCAATACTTACACGCGCAGTTAGCAAATTATTCAGTACTTGAAAGTGTTGTAGAGGTCCCAATGGAACTCGAAGCAATCTTTAGGTCAAGTCAAATTGAAGAAGATTTGGTTGAACTCGAAACAACTTATGATCTAGAAGAGATTGAAGAACCTCTTCGCAGTGTTGTAGAATACGAGAAACACATTAACGTACTTGCTGAAAAAGAGCATGTTGATGGTCTACTAGCTCACCTATATGTACGTCATTTTGGCGACGCTCATGGTGGTCAGATTATTAAAAGAAATATTCCTGGCTCTGGTCAAATGTACGAGTTTGAAGATCGTAAAGCACTCATCCAAGGTGTTAGAGAATTATTGCACGATGGAATGGAAGAAGAAGCAAAGCATTGTTTTGAGTTTGCAGAGCGTATGTTCCATGAGCTAATCGAAATGTATCACGAAAATCCAGAAGATTATGATAGTAGTGACATTATACTTTCAGAATTAAGCACCCCAGATTACGACGAATGATAGAATCAGAACTGTTCGATAGGTTAAGAAAATTAGCTGATCAGCTCCGTGCTGCTTTCTCTAGTCACCTCAAAGAATACGAAAACGACAGCCATATCCATGCTGGTGATTTACCTGGTTGGTCAGATTACTTTTGGAAGTCTGAGCTGATTCGTAAAGCTCACTTAAAGACAATAGAACCAGTAGGTAAGAATAAAATGTGGCTTATGCACATTAATGTTTTCCCTGAGGTCAATCTTGACATTCCAGTATTCGGATTAGATATAGTAGCCACTCCTACCAAAGTAAGCGGAGTCTTTTGTGATTATAGTAAAATACACGATGGACTATGTACTAATCTATATCAAACCTACTTCCACGAGACAGTTAAAGATTTAAGTTGGAAAAGAGAACGTGAGCTACCACCATGGGCTCAAGAGATATTCTCAGTAGATATGATGGCAGCTGGTACTGTGAAGGTTGGAGAAGAGTTAGATCAGTTATGCGAAACAGCGATCAACCTACAACAATTTTATCTAGAGAACTTAATGAGAGTTTTCCCAGATGATAAAGTTGATACAAAAGAAGCTCAAAACAAATATTGCATCAATCAAAAAATGAACAAGATGCTGCACAGTTCAATCCTTGCTATGGGTATACCAGAAGAACTCAAAGATCAGTATGTAGACAATGTTCTATTTGAAGTCATCTAAGGGTTGACAAACCAATCTTTTTGTGTTATAATAAATAGTAATAGTGGCAATATTGCTGCTAGAGACAACATACACACACAAAGGAGTATATTATGTCAGATACAAAATCCGGATATGAGATCCGCGCAAATCTATTAGTGCAAGCTCAAGACCTACTAGAGCGTAACATTGATAGGAAAGTTAACTCTGTTCATTCATTCAATGACAGTAACCCAGAAGCAACTAAAACGATTCCAGCTAAGCAATTAAAAGCTAGTGAGATCATCGCAGTTGCTAATGAGCTTTACTCTTTCGTAGAACAAAAGTAAAATAACGGTTGACAAACACATCTAGTTGTGTTATAATAAATGGGTTAGGTAGTAAAATATCTGATCCATTTTTTTATCTCAAAATACTGAAAATAAAGGTTGACAAATGACCCAAAACAGTATATAATAATAGGATATTATGACAAAAAAGAAAACAGCAGGAGACACCATGGGCGTTATCGCACTAACACCAGATAAAATTCACCATGAAATCTCTAGACAATTATCAAGAGGCGTTCCTTATATCGACGCGCTAGTAGATTTTGCAGAGAAGAACAACTTAGAAATAGAAACCATTGCGCAGATTGTAAAGAAATCTTCCATACTTAGGGAGAAGATTCGCAATGAAGCTGTTAAGCTTAGGATGGTTAAAGTCGATGAAGAAAAAGCAAATCTAGACGATCTATATAATGATAAATGACGAAGGATTTGATACGTACGTAAAGTACCTGGCATTGAAGAAACACTTCTCTACAGATGCTTACGACTACGTAAAGTACAATGGAAAGATCAGAGCATCAATCGATAAATTTCGTACTCGTAATGATGCATACTTCTTTTTGAAGTTGTCGAAAAAAGAAGATACAGTCAACTATATGTTGGCAAATTTTATAAATAATCCAAATATCTGGATAAGGCAGCTGCTAGACAGCGAAGCCGAATACAGATACAACGATTGGAGGAAAAAGATTGAGTCATTGACTTATACTTTTAAATCCGAGCTGAAACATCTTAAAGATGACTATCAGCAAAACTTTATATCACGAGATGGTCAACATCCGTATATCATGACACAGTATTGTCAGAAGAAGATTTCATTAGAGACCTTCACTATTATGACTCACGCTGCCAATATTTTTGAGTATTGGAGTGAAAAAGTAGTTGACAAAATTATCTCACGTGATATAATAAGACTATCAAGAAAGTATAAACCTTTCTTGTTATATGATGAAAAGAAGTTTAAGGACATAATTCGTGTCCACTTCGATGTGTAATACTACGCAAATATAACGCTATATTAAAGGAGAAATAACTATGGCACCTACTAACTTTGCTTCGCTCAAGAAGAATCGTTCGAAATCTCTAGAATCACTGAATGCTCAGCTCGATAAGATTTCATCTAAATCATACCAAGACCCTAACGCAGGGAAATTCTGGAAACCAACGAGAGACAAGGCTGGTAACGGCTTCGCAATCATTCGTTTCCTACCAGCTCCCGAAGGTGAAGAAATGCCTTTCGTAAGAGTCTGGGACCACGGCTTTCAAGGCCCAACCGGTCTCTGGTATATTGAAAACAGTTTGACTACTATCAACCAAGACGATCCAGTATCTGAATTCAACGGTAAGTTGTGGAATTCTGGTGTTGACGCTGATAAAGATCAAGCTCGTAAACAAAAACGCAGACTGAAGTATACTTCTAATGTGTATGTTGTTAAAGACCCAGCTCATCCGGAAAATGAAGGTAAAGTCTTCATGTACTCATTCGGTAAGAAGATATTTGATAAGTTAAACGATCAAATGAATCCGACCTTTGAAGATGAAGAACCAGTAAATCCGTTTGACCTCTGGGAAGGCGCCAACTTTAGACTTAAAATCAGACAGTTTGAGGGTTACCCAAACTATGATAAGTCTGAGTTCGATGCACCAACTCCGCTATCGGATGATGATGAAACTATGGAAACAGTATGGAATCAACAGCATTCCCTACAACAACTAGTTGAACCTACTAACTTCAAGTCTTACGATGAACTCAAGACCAAGCTCTATAGAGTATTGGACCTTGCATCTGAGACAGTTGAAATAGCAGCACCATCTCCATATGAATCTACCACACCGACTGATGATCTTGATATCTCAAGTTCTATCACCGAGGCTGCAGCTCCAACTGCACCAGTGGCAGAAAGTGCATCTGCAGTAGATGATGACGATGACGATCTCGCAATTTTTAAAGATCTTGCAAGAAACTAATCAAGGTTGGGGTCCGCAAGGGCCCCACATTTACAAGGAGAAAGTATGTCAACCAAAGAAACAATAGACATGACCAATTTTGATTTTGGCTTTACAGCCATGACAGAAGATGAGTTATCAGTCGTACAAGAAAGTAAAGCACAAGCAGAGACTGCATCAGCAACCGCTGAATCAGCATCGGCCAAAGCACAAATCATGTACGAAGCTATCATTCCATTGTTAAACAATCTTCAAGCGAACCCGGAAAAAGATTATATCTATTGGCCGAATCGCTACGAGAAACTTGACGCTTTTGCAGATAAACTACATCAAATTCTAAGCGGAGAATAATTATGAGTCTACTAGACAAAATGTTGAAGGCAGGTTCAGTCAAAGGATCGACTGTACTATCAAAAAGTTCCTTCTTTAATACCAAAGATCCAATACAAACCGAACTACCCATTGTGAATATCGCTTTCTGCGGCTCACTTAAAGGTGGTTTACTTCCAGGCTTGACAGTAGTAGCAGGTGAATCTAAGAGTTTTAAAACTTTGCTTGGCCTATACTGCATGAAAGCTTATCTAAAGAAATATCCAGAAGGTGTTGCAATCTTATATGACTCAGAGTATGGTATTACTCCAGAGTATCTTGAGAGTTACAACATTGATACTGACCGTGTTATTCACGTTCCAATCGAAGACGTAGAGCAACTTAAGTTTGACGCTACTAAACGACTAGACGAGATTGAAAAGGGAGATAAAGTCTTTATTATGATCGACTCTATTGGTAACTTGGCCTCTCGTAAAGAAGTACAAGATGCTCTAGATGAGAAATCAGTTGCTGATATGACAAGAGCAAAACAGCTTAAGTCACTATTCAGA